TCTCAAAGACATCTATCCCCCTTATCCCCAAGTTAACATGGACTTTCTTGAAGGAATAACGTGGGATAGTGTCTCTGATATCCAATCGGTTAGCAATCCGAGCTTCACCATTACTGATTACTTTGAAGTGGTTAGACAGCCTGCGGATGGCAACTGTTTTTACCACAGCCTCGCAGAGCTCTACATTCCCAACAAATCTGACCACGCATACAGGTTAGTCAAAAATGAGCTGAGGGAAGCTGCCGAGAAGTATTTCCCGACAGAGCCTGAAGCTGCTGCCACTGGCATGAGGCTCGATGAGTATTTGGACACTGCCCTACGGGACAATGAGTGGGGTGGAAGTCTTGAGGCAGCAATGCTCTCACGCCATCTGGGACTCACTGTGGTTATTTGGCTGGTAGATGGCAGCAATAGAGTCGTTGGTGCTACAAGGTTTGGTAAGGGTTCACTCAAAACGGCATTGCACCTGTTACACAGTGGGTTGACACACTTTGATGCTCTGCGGCTACTAGCCACGGAAGAAGACCCCCAGCAGGAGACAATGACACTGGTAGAGAAGATGGAGCTTGTGGAGAGATTTACATTGACTGAGGGAGAGGAATGTTTGCAGGAGGAGGAACTGCTCCTAGACAGCGAAACAGATACTGCTGCTCCGGAGGAGCCCTCCACCAGCGAGCCTAGGCTCAGATCGCAGGCCATTTTACTGCATAGACTAGTTAGACATGGTGAAAATATCCCTGTCAGAGTTGGTAGGGTCCTGGACTGTCTCTTCAACTGCAAGCTATGTGTGGAGGTTAGTCAAGAACTGCTCATTTTGAAGCCAGACCGGAAGGAGGCCACCGCAGAGTCAATGAGTCTCAGACAGCTAGGACACAAGATGCTAACAAGAGACAAGCAGCTAAAGAGCGAGTTTTCAAGGCATAAGCTATACCTCACCAAGGACCTTCTTGACCATCTTGATGTTGGAGGCCTTCTCCGATCAGCTTTCCCAGGTAAAGGCCTTGAAAGAAACTTGTCTCTCCTTCACTCAGAGTTAGTGCTGGACATTTGCACCGTTGTTCTGGGGACACTTCTCTCTACTTTCTTGTATGGATCAAACAACAAAAACAAACGAAGATTCATCACCAACTGCCTGCTTGGCACCAGCCTCTCAGGTAAGCGAGTTTTTAAATCTCTCAGCAAGTTGACATCCAACTTGTTGTACAGGAGCCCACGCAGGGCTGTTTCTATCATTTGCAATGATCTCTACGGTAGGCTCATCCAAAAGCTGAGCAACTGTTTCGCACTGATGAATCCCATTAGCCTTCTCGCACTTAGAAACCTTGACTGCGATAACATGGAGCTCAAAGACTACATCGACATGGTCGTTGAGATGTCAAAGCTAGACAATTCTGATGTTGATTTTACACACAGAGAAATTGCTGATATAAATCAGCTGACGGATAGACTTCAGATATTGGCTGGTAGGAAAAATCCTGATGTACTACTTGAATGGTACAAAAAGGAGGAGTTACATAAGAGGGCCCTAAGGGATATTGCGGGCGCCCAGGAGCACCTGATCAGCGACTTCTTTAGGCGGAAAGACATCATGAAGTTCATCAGCACGTCTGGAAAGGCCTCAAGTGCTGGAAGCCTAGGCAATGTACTATCATATGCCCATAACCTTTATTTAAGCAAAGAAAGCCTCCGGATGTCCAGTGAGGATGTAACCCAGCTGTTAATTGAGATTAAGAGGCTATACAAGCTCCAGGGCGACCAGAGTGTTGAGCCAATTGCTCTCATCTGCGATCGGTTAGAAGACAGTTTCAGGCGTCTCTGCAGGGAACTACCTGCAGATTGTGCACAAGAGTGTGTGACTCTCTTTGAGGACATTAGAAACTCAACCAGCCACAGTACCGCTTGGAAGCACGCGCTGAGGCTGAAGGGCACTGCCTACGAAGGTATGTTTTCCCGTCAATACAACTGGAGGTACACCCCAGAAGACATTAAGCCAAGCCTGACTATGCTGATCCAGACTCTGTTTCCCGAGAAGTTTGAAATGTTTTTGGACAGGACACAGCTGCACCCTGAGTTCAGGGATCTTACACCAGACTACGCACTAACACAGAAAGTGTACTTCAAAAGAAATCAGATAGTGGAGGTTGTGAGCCACCAAATTTCAATTGGGGAAACACTTGATGAGTCTGTTGATGCTATACCCCTTGAAGAAAAGAAAATGTTCCCTCTGCCAGAGACACCTGTTGGCGAAGTGTACTCCATCCAAAGCATCCTGAAGAACTTCCAGGACAAGATAGATAGATGCAGGGATGACTCAAAGGCCAGTGCTGAAGAGGGAAAAGCATCCGACTCGGCTGGTGAACAGCTTGACTACAATAGCCGAATCATTATAGATAAAAATAACATTGAAATATCTGATGAAGAGGAGCTCATCCGGCGCCAACTGTTGCTTGTGGAGGTTGGATATCAGACAGATGTTGACAGCAAAATCACAACTGACTACAAGAAATGGAAAGACATTCTCAGACTTCTGGAGATGCTAGACATCAAGTGTTCCTTTGTGGCTTGTGCAGACTGTTCCTCAACACCTTCAGACAGCTGGTGGATTTCTGAGGATAAGGTAAGGTTGTTGAAGAATTCCATAAGCCATCTCTTCAGTTGTCTGACCAAGAACTCACCATCTGATGTTACTGACATTGTGGTGGGCTCTATCAGCACACAGAAGGTAAGAAGTTATCTGAAATCCGGTTCAGCAACTAAAACACCAATATCCAGTAAAGATGTGCAGGAAACATGGGCCAGACAGCAAGAGTACATTATCAACCGTCCGACTGGGATCTCTATTCCAAAAAGGCTGGCCGATGCAATGAAACAAGGCTTTGTCGATGGTGTAGTCATGTCAGCAGACTCAAGCAAGGAGTGTGTGGCTAACATAAAGAAGAATGCAGAGAGGCTGACGGATGAGTATGAGAGAACAAAGTTCAAGCACGAACTGAACTACAGCAGAGTCACTAGTGAGAAACTACTCTTAGGATGGTTGGGCGAAGATCTACAAGGTATAAGATGTGATAATTGTCTACATACAATCAAAGAGACTGTTGAACAGATGAATGAAAACTGTGACAGGCTTGAGTATCTTGCCAGCAGCTGCCTCTTGAGCAATCACTGCAGTGGTTGCCATCCCAGCGGGATAGCCCTAAATAACCAAACAAATGTGCAGAAAAGGCTACCAGAGATGGGACTCTTGAAGCATTCAGAGAACAAAGGCTTTGAAGATACTAATGAGGCCATTACTGACTTAGACAAGCTCGTAAGGCTCACACTGCCAGGTAAAACTGAGAAAGAGAGGAGAGTCAAAAGGAATGTGGAACTGCTGATAAGACAAATGATGCAGCAATCTGGCATTGAATGCATAAAGCTGCCATCAGGCCAGATAGTCACACACAGACTAACAAGAAAAAACAAGCAGGCACCTAGCACTCAAGAGTGTGAAAGGATTGAGGAGAGAGTAACAAAGTTAAAAAAGGAACTATCTGAAAAGAAGCTCTCTCAATACTCAAAGCACATCAATTCCACTATCGCACACTCACTGGAACGCTTGGACAGACAAACAGGCTCCAGGTGTTCTGTCCCGAAGGAGTGGCTGGAGAAGCTATTGAGGGATCTGAAAGTGCCTACCAAGGATGAGGACATTCTGATAGGGATTCAAAGGTCCATGCAAGAGAAAGTTGGGTTCACAGTCAACAATGACAAACTACTGATAAGGGATGAAGACGACCTAGTACGGTTCATAGAGAGTAGAAGCAAATCATTACTGGAAACTAATGAGGAAGGTATTTTCCAATCTGACTGCGTACTCTTCAAGGAGGTGGTAGCAGAGGCTATGTGCAGGTACACATCCACGCCATACCAAGAAATACCCGAGACCTTAGTGAAATTGATTAACTTGCTGTGCAAGTTTGTCTGGTTCCAGGAATGCATCCTGTACGGCAAGGTGTGTGAAACTTTCCTCCGGTGTTGCACAGAGTTTAGCAGGTCTGGTATCAAATTAGTCAAAATAAGACACTGTGACGCTAACCTGGCTATAAAGCTACCTTCAAACAAAAAAGAGAATATGCTGTGCTGCATATACAGCAAGGACATGGAGCTTATCAAGGGACCTTTCTTTCTCAATCGAAGGCAGGCTATTTTGGGAGCAGCATATCCTTACATTCTAATTACAACCTATGTGCAGGTGCTGCAACAGCATCGTTGCCTAGAGGTACTAAACAATCATGGGCCTCGAATACTCGAGAATATAAGTAGGTGCACAAAGACACTCCTGGAAACCGCTACTAAGGAGCTGTCATTCACACTTAGAGGGCTTTTTGAGAAAGCCTACGAAACTAGGACCAAACAGTGCCAGCTCGGAGGCAACTTCCTCAGCAGAAGCAGCAGAGACCACTTTGTCTCAGTGATCTCAGGGCTGAATCTTGTTTACGGACTGTTGATCAGAGACAACCTTTTAGCAAATTCACAACAACAAAACAAGCAACTGCAGATGCTAAGGTTTGGCATGCTCTGTGGCCTAAGCCGTCTTTCCTGTCCTAAAGAGCTAGGAAAAAAGTTTTCAGCAAGCTGTCGCAGGATGGAAGACAATGTTATGAGGCTTTACCTACAGTCCACTGTATACTCTGCCAACAGAGACTGTGAGATGAACGTCTCCAACTGGAAGCTAAAAGACCTTTGTCCAGAGGTCACCATACCCTGCTTTTCAGTCTATGGGCTCTTTGTAAATAGTGATAGACAGTTGATTTATGACATTTATAATGTGCACATCTACAACAAGGAGATGGACAACTTTGATGAAGGGTGTATAAATGTCCTAGAGGAAACTGCAGAACGCCACATGATGTGGGAGCTCAATCTGCTTGAAACCCTAAACCCAAACACTAAAGATGACCGTACAGCAAGGCTGCTTCTAGGTTGTCCCAATATTAGGAAGTGCACTGGCAAGGATGGCAGAAAGATAAGACCACTATTACATGACTCAGAGAGTGCAGACAGCAGCAGTGAAAGCTCAACCATCTCGGGGAGGCGGTCCTACGGCTCTAGCAAAGGCAAGATACAGAGCATGTTTGGGAGATACAACTCAAACAAGAAACCTTTTGAACTCAAGCCGGGTCTTGAAGTGAGCAACGATCCGCTTCATGACTTTCAACAGGTCGTGACTGGAGGTAGTGCGTATTCAGAGTATTCACCGAACCAGGATAGTTTGCTGAAAGACTATATCCAAATAATAAGGAGCAACCCTGGCTACACAATGGGGTCATTTGAGCTTATACAGGCAGTGACTGAATTTGCCAGGACCAAGTTTCCTGCAGAAGGCATTGAGAAGGCAAGACGAGACCCAAAGAACTGGGTAAGCATCTCTGAGGTTACTGAAACAACCAGTATAGTGGCCACTCCGAAGGTCCACATGATGTTGAAAGACTGCTACAAGGTTCTCTTAGGTACTGAAAATAAGAAAATTGTAAAGATGCTAAGAGGGAAGCTAAAGAAGCTTGGTGCCATAAGCACGGATGTGGAGATAGGGAAGAAGGACTGCCTGGACCTCCTGAACACGGTTGAAGGCCTATCCGAGGAGCAGAAGAAGAACATAGTCAATGGCATCTTCGAGCCTTCCAAATTATCCTTTTACCACTGGAGAGAACTCATCAAGAAAGATCTGTATGAGGTACTTCTGACGGATGACGGCAATTACATCTTCTGCTGGCTCAAAACTCTATCCAGTGCAATAAAGGGAAGGCTCAAGCGGGATCTAAGATTCATGAATCAAAACAGCCAGACCAGCAGTCAGACAGACCTCTTTAGCGAAGAAGAGTATGAGGAATTACTTAAAATGAAGCAGGTTATCTGCTCACAATCAGATGCTGAGGATGAACTGAATGTTGATGTTCTCCTTGACGCATGGGTGAAGTGCGCCCACAAACCCAGAGATGCCTCCTCCATAATAAACGAGGGGATGAGTAGAGTCCTACCAATCTCAGAGATTCTATTTGAGCTAAGGATGCAGCACCTAGAGCTTACAAAGCTGAAGAAAGACAATCCTTCTGTGAGCTTTACCAAGGAAGAAGTCACCGTTAAAAGGATGGAAAAGCAGTTCCTGGCTAAACACAATTTGGACATAATGCACCTTACGAACCTCATATTCTACTGTGCCCTTGCTGCTCCCTGGTGTGTTCATTACAAAGCTCTTGAAGCCTACCTCGTCAGACACCCAGAAATACTGGAGTTCAGTGGAAGTGCGCCCACCGAAAGCAAGGTGCTAGATCTTTCAGTGGCTGCATTGATTATAAAGATGACAGAAAACTATAGGGATGACACATCAGACGGAGTAGAAGTGAAGGTCAGGTTCCTTGTCAGATACATCATAACTCTATTTACTGCAAATGGAGAGCCATTTTCCCTCAGTCTGAGCGACGGCGGCCTAAACGAGGACTTGCAGAAGACCACAGACGAAAAACTGCTACATCAGACCAAAGTTGTCTTTGCCAAAATTGGGTTGTCCGGGAAAAACTATGACTTCATCTGGACAGTACAGATGATTGCAAACAGCAATTTCAACGTGTGTAAAAGGCTCACAGGGAGGTCGACAGGCGAGAGACTACCTAGAAGCGTCAGAAGCAAGGTGATCTACGAGATGGTCAAGCTAGTGGGAGAGACGGGGATGGCAATACTTCAGCAACTTGCCTTCGCCCAGGCTTTAAACTACGACCACAGATTTTATGCTGTCTTGGCCCCAAAAGCCCAGCTAGGGGGAAGTAGAGATCTTTTGGTACAAGAAACTGGCACCAAGGTTATACATGCCACCACAGAAATGTTTAGTCGCAATCTCCTCAAGACAACCAAAGACGACGGGCTAACCAACCCTCACTTGAAGGAAACCATTCTCAATGCAGGGCTTGAAGCTCTTCAAACTATGAGATTGGTAGACGGAAAGCCTGCTGCTGAGGGCAGCAGCCTAGTAACGTTCTACAAGGTGGTCTGCATATCCGGCGACAATACGAAATGGGGTCCAATTCACTGTTGCTCCTTTTTCTCTGGCATGATGCAGCAGTTGCTTAAAGATGTGCCTGACTGGTGTTCATTCTACAAGTTAACTTTCGTAAAGAACTTGTGCAGACAGGTAGAAATTCCAACAGCAAGCACAAAAAAAATCCTCAATGTTCTAAGGTTTTATCTGAGCGACAAGGGAGGAGTTGAGAGACTAAGTGAAGAGGAAATTAGGAACAGGCTCTGTGAAACCCTAGATCTCTGGGGCGGAAATGACATAGTGAAGTTCCTTATTACTACTTACCTGAGCAAGGGCATTATGGCGATGAATAGTTACAATCACATGGGGCAAGGCATTCATCATGCAACCTCTTCAGTGCTCACATCTGTCATGGCAGAACTGTTCGAAGAACTAACTGTTGATTACTATAAGAAGCATTATCCAAACCTTTCTGTATCGGTGACACATGCTGGTAGCTCAGATGACTATGCAAAGTGCATTGTTGTCACTGGGCTGCTGTCAAAAGATCTGTTTGACAAGTACTCTGAAACATTCTGGATGCATACCTGCAGACTTAAAAATTTCACAGCTGCAGTGCAGAGATGCTGTCAGATGAAAGATAGTGCCAAAACACTGGTTGGTGACTGCTTTTTGGAGTTCTATAGTGAGTTCATGATGGGTTACAGAGTCACCCCTGCAGTGATTAAGTTTATTTTTACTGGGCTTATAAACAGCTCAGTGACTTCGCCGCAGAGTCTCTCTCAGGCGTGCCATGTGTCATCGCAACAGGCGATGTATAACAGTGTTCCCCTGCTTACAAATGCAACCTTCACTCTTTTGAGGCAACAGGTTTTCTTCTCACACGTTGAAGACTTCATTAGGAGGTATGGACTTTTGACGCTTGGTTCACTTTCACCGTTTGGAAGGCTCTTTGTACCAACTTACTCAGGCCTTGTTAGTTCTGCTGTGGCTCTAGAAGACAGTGAAACCATAGCAAGATCCTCCTCTACACTGGTGGAGAACAGCATCTTCCTTGAAACCAGCAGCTTATCAATAATTGATCAAATCTCTTCTAGCTCTAGCTCTGAAGGCGAAGGATTTAGCACTGCAAGCAGCACAACTGTTGAGTCAACACATTCTGCAAGTTCATCTTCGAGCTTCACATTCGAGCTGAACAGACCTCTCTCGGAGACTGAGTTACAGTTCCTTAAAACCTTGAGAGACAACAGCAGGCAGACCTCTAGTGAACACATTCAGGATAAGATCACAGAACTTTATTCTACTTCAAAGGAGGGACCTCTTGACAAGTACTACTTACTCTACAGCAGTAAAATAGTTGACTCGTGCTCGTGGCTCAAAAAGGGTCGTGAGAAAGGCCCTATTGAATGTGCAAAAAGGCTTCAATGCATACTAAATGTGCTGATTGCCGGCTATTATCGCTCTTTTGGCAGTGATGGCACTGAGAAACAAGTCAAGGCTTGCCTTAACAGGGACGACAACAGAGTCATAGAAGATCCCATGATTCAGCTCATTCCAGAGAAGTTAAGGAGAGAGTTAGAGAGGTTAGGGGTCTCCAGGATGGAGGTGGATGAGTTGATGCCGGCCACATCTCCTGATGATACCCTATGTCAATTAGTTGCAAAAAAGCTGATCAGCCTCAACGTGTCCACAGAAGAGTACTCGGCAGAGGTTTCCAGACTTAAGCAGACCCTCACAGCTAGGAACGTGTTACACGGGCTAGCTGGGGGTATAAAAGAACTGTCACTACCCATTTATACTATCTTCATGAAGTCTTACTTCTTCAAAGACAATGTGTTCCTTGACCTAGATGACCGCTGGAGCACAAAGCATAGCACAAACTATAGGGACAGCACAGGCAGATTGTTGACAGGCAGAGTAATCACTAAGTACTCACACTGGTTGGACAACTTTCTAAATTGTAAAGTCAGTGTCGATAGAGTCCAAGAGGTCAGAGACTGTTCTCTCTTCAACCCTGACCTTCGGTGTGTCAATTTGCTGATCGGTGAGAACAAGGTTAGAGAGCTCTCCATCGTAGTAAGCCACTTGAAAGTGTTTGCGAGAGAGTTTGACAACCTGAATCTGCAATTCTCTGATTTGAACCGTCAAAAGCTAAAAATTGTAGAGTCAAGGCCACCAGAGTCGGAGCTAGAGGCAAACAAAGTAGTAATAGTCAAGTCCAAACTCTTCAGTGCAACTGAACATGTTAGACTTTCAAACAACCCTGCAGTGGTGATGGGTTACCTTCTAGAAGAGTCCTCAATTTCTGAGGTCAAGCCTACCAAAGTGGACTACTCCAACCTGCTCAAGGACAGGTTCAAACTGATGCAATTCTTCCCATCTGTCTTTTCACTCTTGAGGACACTCCAGGTTGAATCACGAGAAACAGAGAAGTTGGGTGACCCGGTTGACATGAATCTGGTCTCTAGGTACTCTAACCATCTGACACTGCTGTGCAGGATGATTCAACAAGCAAGGCCGTCATTGACTGTGTTCTACATGCTCAAAAGCACTCACCTCGCAACAGAGCCAACTGTGTCTGAGCTGGTTAGTTTTGGAGTGAAAGAAGGCCGTTATCTAAGGCTGTCTGACTCAGGGCTGGATGCCAGCACTTACTCGGTAAAGTACTGGAAAATTCTACACTGCATCTCAGCTATAGGTGAGCTCCCTCTAAGCCCCAAGGATAAAACAACGCTGCTTATGAGCTTTTTAAATTGGAAAGTTGACCTTGAATCCTGCGAGCAGGACTGCCCGCTTTATAAGAACGAACTCAGTGTTCTCAGCGAGTTCTCAGGTCAGGTTATAATAAACACTTTAGCTAGCGAGTTGAGCTCTGTCCGAAAGGATGGAGAGAGGGATAGTCTGACTGACCTCATTGACTATGTCAATTCACCAAGTGAATTGCTGAAGAAGAAGCCCTACTTAGGAACAACGGCAAAATTCTCTTCCTGGGGTGATTCGAATAAGAGTGGGAAGTTCACATATAGCAGTAGGTCAGGTGAAGCAATTGGCATCTTCATAGGGGGCAAGCTGCACATACATATTTCAGAAGAGTCAACAGGGCTACTATGCGAGGTGGAGCGCTGTGTGCTAAGCTGGCTGTCTAGACGTAGAACCGACATCATTACGAAGGAACAGCATGGTCAATTTCTGGCTTTTTTGCCTACACTGTCAGAGGTTGCACAGAAGAACAGAGATGGAGGTGTGCAGGGTGTCTGTGTTGACCCTAGCAACCCAAGACTACTTAGGTTCACTGTTGCCAAAAGGCAGAGCCCAGTGATAAAGGTAAAGAAGCAGATTCTGACAGTGAAGAAGCAGATCACATATGATGCAGAAAGTGAACCTAGACTACAGTGGGGACATGGCAGCTTAGCCATTGTGTATGATGAATGTGAGACTCAGACAACGTACCATGAAAACATAATTAAGATCAAACAACTAATTGACAACACAGTGGACAAAGGGAAAATCCTACCGCAGTCCGTGTTCTCGGACACGAGGATAATATTGGCAAAGATTAGGTTTAAGAGCGACTTGCTCCTTAATTCTCTTTGCCTGCTACATGCCTTCTTGCGCCACACAGCTACTTACGCAGTGATGGAGGTAGAGTCCAAGAGTCAGCTACTGGAAAAGTTTCTCAGATCAGGCGGTGTACAGTTTAGAAGCTGTTGCACTAGCATAAAAGACAAACTAAAGACTAAGGAGTTAGACGGGTTAATCACTCAGACATTAGATGAAGAAGTTGCAGTTTGCGATGAGCTAAACAAGGTCTTTTCTGAAGCACAGGTTCCCCTTAGTAGCTGGTCAGAGGTGCAAACCTACATCGAGGAGGTTGGCTTCAACAACGTCCTGGTGAACGTAGACAAAAGTCCTGCCAAGAGTGAGTTGCTATGGAGGTTCTCACTGGATAGCCATGTGAGCAATCTGGGCATGATTAGGGATCTCAGGTCACTTGTTGGCTATGTCAGCACCGAAGCTGTTCCAAAGTTTCTGCTCCCTTTCATATTCTTCGAAGGGCTACTTGTTAGCATCATTGGCAAGTGCAAGACTCTAAAGGAGTTGATAAATTCCACTGGCACCACAGATAGAGACATAGACATCCTGCTCTGCCTTATTTTATTCTGCTTTCAGAATGACTCCTTTGCCAGAGAGGGGCCTAGATGCAGTGCCTCAGCCCTTAAACAGCTGCAGTGTTGTAATGTAGTCAGAGTTAACAACCGAATCAACATAGAGTTAGTATCCGAAGGAAGCAATGTAAGCTTGAAAGTCGTCATTGTCTTGATTGATGCGACTGAGAGCACCCTGGAAAGATCGAAGCGAGTGAAGGTAGCCAAGAGGAACCTGAGCAGTTCGCTGGGGTTAATGTTCTTTGATAAGTCTATTGATGTCACTGGCCTTAAGAGGGTTGCATCCAGAGTCAAGGTGTCGAGTGACAAAGAAAAAGAGTTCTTGGACTTTGTTCTTCCATCACAGTCTGCTTCTGAGGTTGACTATCAAACCATATTAGACTTGACCATAGACAAAGCAAAAAAGGGCAGGACTGTTCACGGGATTGAAGATTTGCTCCTTACGCTCATGGGTAAAGCAGGCACACCAAAGTCAGAGGATGAAGAAGACCTGATACAGGATAGTACAGAGGGACACCTCTGCTTAGAAGACCTGCTGGAGGATACCAGTGTTTCAGATCCCAGGGCCGAGTCTGAAGATGAAGAACAGATCATGAAGCGTGGTTTTAAGTTCAACTGGGACAGTGACTGACGGTGTGGAGTGTTGCTGATCTCCAAACACCATAAACTCACCTGTGTCTCCAAACCCACAACTACCAAAAGTGAAAACTTTAGCAAATGAGGCATCTGAATCCCCCACTGTAAAATACTTTCTTATATTAGAAGATTAAAATTGGGGTGTGGGGGAACGATATCTTTGAGA